TATATAAACATTGACGAATAGAGAGAATGTTTATACTGGAAAGACTATACCTGAAGTTCTTTTCGCCACTTCTGAGTACACTGGATCTACCACTAGCTCAGTAGGGAGGACTTCTAATTCCATATGGAAGGCTTACCTACAAAAAGCTACTGATAATTCTACGCTGTCCCCGTTTGTATACAAGCAAGTTATCAGGGCTTTAATAGCATCTTTTAGTACTTTACATTACTTAGATGGGGAGAATAGTTTAGTGAAGGTTCAAGCTACTCACTCAGCACCAGAGAGGGCTGTAGCTAAGAAGTTTCAGGAGAATAATATGATTCTTCCTATTCTTACAGTTCATCAATTAACTGCTAAAAATGATGAACAAAAAAGAAGGTATGATAATGTTTTAATTCAGTCTACCTTATGGAATGAGGATACGCAGAGGGCAGAAAGAGTTATATCCCATGCAGATGTCCCAGTAAGTATTACATATTCAGTAAACTTGTGGACCAAATACATGGAAGATATGGATCAAATAGCTCAAAATTTGCGTATGAGATTTAACCCTAGCCTGGATCTAGTGACCCCATTTACTAATAGCTTGAAAGTATTTTTAAGGGATGAAAGCAGTAGCAGTTCTATAGTGGATGGGGATAGGGAAGATAGGCTTTTAAGGAAGTCGTTTTCGGTGGATGTTGAATTTTATATCCCTAGCCCTAGGTTTAAAGTGACCTCTACGGGTAGAATAGAGAAGATTGTTTCCGAAGTTTGGCTTTCTTGAAAAAATATTCTAGTTATATATGGTAATAGGGGTAAATAAGATAGGAGAATAATTATGAAAGTAATCAAAAATGATTCTTATACTGGGTTGGAGGTTATTATAAATAGTCCCAAAGGCCCCATAGGTAGGTGGTTGGCACCTAAAGAATGCGTGGCTGTGCCTGATTCGGCTCTAACTAATACTGTTAAGAATCTGGCTAAACGAAGAGTTTTAAAGATTATTAACGCATAAGGAGATAAATAATGGCTAATTTTGTAAGTCCTGGTGTATATGTTATTGAGAAGGATTTAAGTAATTATCCTACAGCAGTAAATCCATCTGTTGTTGGGGTAGTAGGATTTGCTAATCAAGGTCCTATTAATAAAGCCACATTACTAACCTCTCAAGAAGCACTTCTTCAGACCTTTGGAGACCCTTCTGAGACTATAACTGGTCAAGGTATAGAGGGGTCTATTGAGATTTTAGAAGCTACTGACACTCTTTATTATGTCCGTGCTTGTGACTCGACTTCTGCTAATGACGCTTCCGCTGTGGTGCAGTTGGGATCCTGTCCTTCCGTGCAGGTTAGTGCGACATGGCCCCCGTATACCCCTGGTGGGGCTTCTGTAGGGGGTGCTGGTACTTCGACTGGAAGCTCTCTCTATCTTGATGTTCAAGTGGTTGTGAATGGTGCTAATATTTATAACACACCTAAACAATTTAATATACCCAAAGGAACTACTTTAGCAGGAGATACTGATTATCAAGCTATCGCTTTGAAGAAAATTATTGGTGGCTCCTTAGATGGAGCTTCTGTAGGAGCGTACTATGATTCTACTGATTTATCTACTACATGGATCACTGGTGGTTATGCTGGGTCTAGTGTTCTCTTGTATGTCTCTGCTTTTAGTGGATCAGGCAGAACTGTTCTTGATGGTGTTAATGTTCTTGGAGTAGTTGATGTTAGTGGTGCAGCAGCCGTCAATTCAGCGTCAGCAGTAGTGGCCTCTGGTGTATCTTTTGATAAAACAGGAACAAACAGTGTAGCCTATAGTGTACAAAGTTTATACCCAGGCATCGGGTATAATGAAGGGTCCAACACTGATGGAACTACTAGTGGTTATTCCACAGAAGTTATGAGAACTGGTGGAGAAAATGTTAATCTTCATATTAATAGAGATGGTTCACAAGCTGAATCATTTAAAATATCTCTTTTAGCTTCTGGTGATTTTGCTGAAGATGTTATTAACACTGGATCTACTAGCCTTAAGTCTCAATACATAAAAGCTTACTTTGTGTCAGGAGATACGGATCTGGCTGCTGTGAAGATGGACACTTTCCAAACTCCCCTTTCTACTTTTACTGGTGGCCTTGTTGGTGCTATTCATGGTAGATCAGGGGCTGATCTTGTGGTCCAAGATGTTGGTGGGGCTAGATTTAATAAACCTGTGGAAGGTTCTACAGCTTTAGCTGGGGGAACACAAGGACCAGAAAGCTCTACCGAGCTTATTGGTGTGTCAACTGATAAGACAGGAATTCATGCTCTAGATGATGATACCTTAAATATCTCTATGGGTATTGTCCCAGGTATCGCTACTCAATCGGTTCAGAATGAGCTTATTTCTTTGGCTCAAACTAGCCAAAACTTCCTTGCTGTCGTTGCTCCTCCTTATGGATTAACTACTGTGCAGCAAGCGATTGATTGGTCTAACGGACAATCTGAGGAGCGAACTGCTGCTATCAGTAGTGATTATGCTGCTATATATTGGCCCTGGGTTCAGACTTATGATAACTTTGCGGCTAAAGATCGTTGGTTTGATCCCTCTATTTATGCTGTGAGACAAATGGCTTACACCGATGAGATTGGTGATCCTTGGTTTGCTCCTGCTGGTGTAACCAGAGGTACTTTAACTAAGCCTACGGATGTAGAACTTAGTTTAAACCAAGGGGATAGAGACAGTATGTATAGTGGTGGCAATGTTATTAACCCAATCGTTAACTTCCCGCAACAAGGAATTATGATCTTTGGTCAAAGAACAGCTAAGAGAGATTCTACTGCACTGGATAGAGTTAATGTCAGACGCTTGATGATCGTTGTTAGAAAAATGCTTCTTTCTTCCACAAGACGATTCGTTTTTGAGCCTAATGATTCTTCCACTTGGGAAAAAGTAGTTAATGTAGTTGATCCTCTTATGGATGATATCCGTAGAAGAAGGGGTCTTGTGGATTACAAAGTAATTTGTGATGATACTACCAATACTGCCATTAGAGTAGATAGAAATGAAATGTGGTGTAAAGTTCTTATGAAACCAACTAAGGCTGCTGAAGTAGTTGTGTTTGAACTTAATCTTACTAACCAAGCAGCACAGATATAAAGGATTAACTTATGGCTAAATCTTACTACGCTTCTCAAGATCTGAACAGAGATCTTAATGATACACCAGGACTTCCTGTAATTTCTCAGGACCTTGATTCTATCAGAGCTTATCAATGGGAAATTAAATTCTTCCCTCCTTTGGAGGTTGAAACTCCTATCCCCTTTGCGGAGCCTCTAACCCTGGCTGCCAAACAAGTTAATGGTATGCAGGTTTCAGTTGAAGATATTGAAGTTAATAGAGTTAACGATAAGGTTTACTATCCAGGTAGACCCTCTTTTGGTGAACTTGAAGTGACTTTTGATAACTTACTTAAAACTAAGTCTGGATTCCAACTGTATAAGTACTTCCAAACTATATATGATCCTACTACTGGAGAAATGACCTCTACATTCCTTAACAGTCCTGGAGCATTTAAATCTAGGATAGAGGTTCTGGAGTTGAATGGTGCGATGAAACCAGTATCACTAGTTGAGCTTAGGGGATGCTACCCTAAGAGTTTCAATAAAGCTGAGAAGAACTACTCTACTAATGAGTTTGATACAATTTCGGTTACTTTCCGTTACGACTTCTTATTACAAAAAGGATTCCCCTTCTCTTAAGATAATCTACTATAATAAATATACTTAAAACCCAACTCAGCCTGTGTTTCTGGTTGGGTTGGGTTTTTTACTTTAATCATGGACTTTTTTAACGACTTAATTAAAAGCTATTCCCTTCTTAAGAAGAGGAAATTTCATATAGTCCTAGAACGGGAGGGTATGTTCAAAAAGGGTAAGAAGCCCAAGAAGAAGGCTCAAAGAGAAGAGATGCAAGAGGCTGGACCTATTAAGTACTCTACTATAAAGACTGCTGCCAAGAGAGATCCAGAAAGTAAGGCTGCCATCGTATTTAAGAGTGTTAATAAAGCTTTAGTTGGAATGTTTCCAGGACTATCCGATCCTGAGGCTGGGAACCTAGGTGGGCAAACGATTACAGGGTTTGTCCCAGGTGCTATGGGGCCAACACTAGGGTTGCAGCAAGAGACTGCCCCATTATCTATTACTAATGGTGATAGTGATAGTGATAGTAATAATGGAGACTCTACTCCTAAATCTCCATGTGGTGGGGTAGTGAAATGGAATACCCCTTGGGGTAAAAGTTTATCTGTTGTTAAGGACGATTGTAAAACTACTTTTTTAATGACCAATTTGAGGACCCTAATTACCCAACAGTTATGGACTGGGGCTGCTGGGGAAGCGGCACAATCGGTAGGGGCAGATCCGAATAGTGCTGCTGTTCAACAGTTTTTAAATACCGAAAATGGAATGAACTTAGTAACAGAATTTCCATCTAAAACAGAAGACGGTAAACCTGATGCTACCTTAAGAGTTCTACTCAACTTATCTAATTTATTTCAATCCTTTAATGATAGTACTGGAGGTACATTAGGAGACTTCGGAGATATTAATGCTGCAAGATCTTTGTTTGGAGTAGTTTCTAGAACTAGTGTAGGTGGGGAGATATTGGCAGCAAACTTATCCAAATTAGCTGAAGACCCCGATATAGAACTTTCGATAGCCAGTAAGCAAGAGATGAGAGGAGCTTTAGTAACTTTACAAGGTACATTTGAAAAGTTAAATGATTTTCAAATAAAGCCTGAATATAATCATGATACTATGAAGTGGCTTAGTAGGAATGTAACTTTAGTACGAGATTCTAATAATAAACATAGAGTATATTTTAACAGCGGTTTTGGGGGGATGGGAGTAGAATTTGATGGGGGTAGACAACCACAACTTGTATCTATTATACAAACTCATAATGATTGGATCGAAGCAAACCAAGAGGATTGGGATACAAAAGATCAAGATTTAAGGATTCCTTTTCATGATCATGGATATGATTATAAGCCCAGAAATTTGAGTGACAGTAATGTTATGTCTAATGGTACGAAGGATGTTACCGAAGATGCCATGAAGATGTTACTATTTTTTGATAGGGGAGATGCAAGGAAAGCGGCGAACCTCTATCAAAAACTTAAGAAAGATTGGGAAGCTAAATTAGAAGCGGCAGCACACATATCAGCAGAGCTTTCGGATACTGATTTAGCTACCACAGAGTATGCTCAAAGATGGATAGATGAGGCACAAGAATTTATAGAATTCTCAGATCCTGAGGGCAAAAAAGATTTTAGAGCTTTTATGAAGAAGATAGTTGGTGCTGTAGGGGATAGGGTTAGGAAGTCTGGGGCATTAGCATCTGTTAGGGTTGGTGGATCTACAGGCGAAGGAAAGGAAGGATTCAAAAGCGATCAATTTTTAATCTTTGGCCCTGGAGAGAGTCGTCGGAGTGTG